GATTGATGAAGTCTCTGGCCCAAGCCGTGAGGAACTGGAAGTTAAGGCGAAAGAATTAGGGGTATCGTTTAATGCACGAACTTCTGATATAACGCTGTCAGATCGCATAACGTCAGCATTGGAAGTCTGAAATGGGATATACAAAGCGCCAGTTCGTAACGTCAGCCTTTGAAGAAATAGGCTTGGCAGATTACGTCTTTGACCTTCAGCCTGAACAGCTAGAGGCCGCTTTGCGCCGTTTAGATTCCATGATGGCTGAATGGAACGCTGCTGGCATACGCCTTGCATACGCAATGCCAAGCAGCCCACAAGACAGCGACCTAGATACAGAAACCAATGTGCCTGACAGCGCATGGGAAGCTATCATCACCAACCTAGCCATTCGGATTGCTCCTGGCTATGGTAAGGCTGTATCTGCTGACACTAAGGTATCAGCTAAGGGCGCTTACAATGTATTGCTGCAACGCGCTACATTCCCGCTTGAACAACAGCTTCCATCAACAATGCCATTAGGTCAGGGCAACAAGCCTTGGCGGTGGGATAATCCTTATGTGCGGATTCCTTATGATTCTGTAAATGCTGGGCCTGATGGCCCCCTTGATTGGAGTTAAACCATGCCTACCATTAATCAGCTACCAACCGTAACACAGGTCTCTGGCGGAGATCAGTTACCATTATTCGTAACCAACCAAGGCGATGCTCGTCGTTGCTCTGTCACAACGCTTATTGAATATGTTGAAGAAAACTTTGACGCTGTTGTTTGTAATTCGGTTCAGACAACGCCATCAACCTTTGCCCAGCTTATCAATCCTGTTGGTAACACTGGCGCACGGGCTTTTATTACTGACGGAAGCACTACGACATTTGCTGCTACTGTTGCTGGCGCGGGTGCTAACTTTGTTCCCGTATACAGCGATGGCACTGTGTGGAGAGTGGGATAATTTAAACTTAGTTGATGGAGAATTGAAATGAAAATGAGCGGTGGAAAAGGTTATAGCTACGGCGAAAAGGGTATGGCAATGGCAAAGAAAGCCCCTGCTAAATCTGGCAAGTCAATGATGATGACCAAAGCAAAGAAGAAAAAGAAGTAAGACGCCTCAGTGAAAAAGGATTCGCGCCTTACTCGTGCTGGTGTCGCTGGGTATAATAAGCCAAAGCGCACACCATCGCATCCGAAGAAGTCGCACGTTGTTGTAGCTAAAGAAGGTGATAAGGTTAAGACAATCCGCTTCGGGCAGCAAGGCGTAATGGGTTCACCCGCCAGCAAAGGTGAAAGCGAATCCGATAAGAAGCGCCGCGCATCGTTTAAGTCTAGGCACGCAAAGAATATAGCTAAAGGTAAAATGAGCGCGGCATTTTGGGCGAATAAGATTAAGTGGACAATAATTCCAATTGGTATTACAATGACGGCATTTCATGGAGTCCAAAATGCCCAACTTGAATATCAAAGTCCAAGTTATCTGCCCACGATGTCAGCAAATGAGGGAGGCCAGAAGTGATGTTGTCCGCAAGGCAGAACGCGATGGGCGAACAATGTTTTGCAAGCCGTGCAGAAACCAAACGCGCTTTGAAAACAAGCCTCATCCTAGAAAGGGGCGTGGAATTAAAAACGACCCTAGTCGGTATGCAGCGCATCAAAGCTATATGCGGGCAAGGCGCAGATGCCGTCAAGGTAAGCAGCATCACCCAGCGTATGAGAATGTTGAATTCCGTTTTGCAAGTTTCGAAGAATTCTTTTCTGAACTTGGCCCGCGCCCAGATGGATGCTCTATTGATCGGATTAACCCACTCGGTCACTATGAGACTGGAAATGTTAGGTGGGCGACGATTTTGGAGCAGGCAAGAAATCGCCTTCCCAAAGGTTATTGGTTAGATATAAGAGATTAAAGGAATTAAATTATGGATGATATTAGAACATTTGCACCAGCTTACGGACAAGGCATTTCCGTAACTCCTGGCGTTGCTAGTGCGAACTCCGTTCTTGGTAAGAACGTGACATCTCTGTGCATCACCAGCCGCAATTCAGTTGAGTGCTTTGTGCGCGTTGGCACTGGCGCTGGTCTAGCTGCAACGACTGCTGACTATCTGGTTCCGCCAAACGGTCAGGTAAGCATTAGCAAATTCTTGGATTATGATCGGATCGCATACATCGCCCCTGCTGGCGGTGGTTCGCTCCACATTCTTCCTGGCGAGGGCTTCTAATGTTTCTGCTGACGCGCCTTCGGACTCGTCTGCGTTACTTTAACACAGGCGGTGGCCCCGTTCCTGGTGCGCTTCTTCAAGAGAATGGTGACTTCCTGCTTCTTGAAGATGGCGGCTACATTCTGCTTTAATAGAGTATATCCATGACGCAGATTCCAATCTTGAGTGGCATATTTACAGACAACGGGCCAGACTTTAGAACGTCCTATCCTGTGAACTTTGTTCCTGTGCCAAAAGCGAATGGAATCAGTAATGGATTTTTACGACCCGCTGAAGGCATTGTTGGCAACGGCACTGGCCCTGGCATTGATCGTGGTGGCATAAACTATAACAACGTATGCTATCGCGTAATGGGTTCTAAGTTCGTTTCGGTTGCCAGCAACGGCGCTGTGACAATCTTGGGTGATGTCGGCAATGATGGTGATTACGTTACGCTAGACTATAGCTTTGAATATATCGGCATTGCGTCGAACAACAACTTATTCCTTTGGGATATAGCAACAGGCGTTCTCGCTCAGAACACCGACCCTGATCTTGGCATAGTTCTTGATACAGTGTGGGTGGATGGCTACTGGATGACCACTGATGGTGAGTTTCTGGTGGTGACAGAACTTAACAATCCGTTCGCAGTGAACCCGCTGAAATATGGTTCGTCAGAAGCTGACCCTGATCCAGTGGTTGCCCTGCTGAAGCTACGCAATGAAGTCTATGCGCTCAACCGTCACACCATCGAAGTGTTCGACAACCGTAGCGGAGACCTATTCCCGTTCCAACGTATCGAAGGCGCACAGATTGAAAAGGGCGTGGTTGGCACACACGCTTGCTGCGTATTCCTTGAGAACATCGCATTCCTTGGTAGCGGCTTTAACGAAGCGCCTAGTATCTATCTTGCCGCAAACGCAAACGCAAATAAAGTCAGCACGCAAGAGATTGACGAGTTGCTGGCCACATATACTGAAGCGCAGTTGGCTGGGGTAAAGCTAGAGGCACGGAACGATAGAGCGCATCAGCATCTATATATCCACCTTCCAGATCGCACGATTGTATTTGACGCAGCGGCATCGCAAGAACTGCAACAGCCTGTTTGGTTCACGTTGACAAGCAGCCTTGTAGACTTCGCTCGCTATCGCGCTCAGAACTTCGTGTGGTGCTATGACAAGTGGTTGCTAGGCGACCCTACCAGCAACGCCATTGGGTACCTGGTAAAGGATATATCGACGCACTGGGGGCAGAAGGTGCGCTGGGAGTTCGGCACGACCATTATATACAACGAAGGGCGTGGCGCAATATTACAGAACATTGAGCTTGTTGGGCTTACAGGTTCAGTTGTGTTTGGCTTAGACCCAACCATTAACACCAGTTACTCGATTGACGGGCAGACATGGAGCCAGCAGAAGTTTATCAAGGCTGGTAAGACGGGAGAGCGAGCCAAGAGGCTTGTATGGTTCCACCAAGGCTGGATGCGTAACTGGCGCGTTCAACGCTTCCAAGGCACATCAGACGCTCATATGTCTTTTGCTAGGCTAGAGGCGGCAATAGAGCCGTTGGCTTACTGATGGCTGTAACTCCACGAAGATTAAGCCTGACACGGGATCAGTTTGCCTCGTTCCTTCAGGACTTTGAGCAGATTAAGCAATTCGAAAATCTATTTGCTACCGTTGATACGATGGCGAACGTGACAACTGATGAGATTAGTATTGCGGCTGGCAACGCTAACGCTACTGCGAATGAAGCAAATGACAGCATTCAAAGGCTTCTGGATTCTTTAGACAGAGGGCCACCAGCGGCATCACAAGAACAGATTGCAGCACTGCAAGAGCAGATAACGGCGCTTCAGCAGATGCCACCACCAAGGCAGCATCGCACACCTCGCTACGGCTCTTTCTACGATACGACAACGCAGATACCCGCTGCTATTAACGTTGCGTATGCTATGACCTTTAACACAACCGATTTGTCGTTTGGCGTGACCAGAGGCAGTCCGACTTCACGCATCTTTGTTGATCGCCCCAACATCTACAACGTGCAGTTTTCAGCACAGGTGCATAAGACATCAGGCGGTGTTGGGCTTGTATATGTATGGTTACGAAAGAACGGCACAAACGTGCCTGACAGCACTGGACAAATCCGCATCCAAGGCAATGACGGAGAAACGCTTGCCGCATGGAATTACATCATCCAGTTGAACGATGGTGACTACATTGAGTTGATGTGGGAAGTAGACGATACATCCGTAGAGTTGCTTGCAGAGGCTGCAACAGCTATACACCCATCAATCCCTTCGGTTATTTTAACGGTGACTGACAATATAAGTTCTATGGAGACTTGATATGGCTGTAACAACTAAAGTTCTGATTCCAGCTAAAACGGCTGAGAACACACAGACAACGCAATATACCTCTGTGAACGTTACAACGGTCATTGATAAGTTCACAGCGACTAATTACAGCGCAGCGGCTGCAACGATCAGCGTTAACCTTGTGGCAGTGTCTGGCAGCGCAGGAAATGACAACCTTATCGTCAAGACAAAGACGCTTCAGCCATCGGAAACCTACACATTTCCTGAGCTAGTCGGCCAGGTAATTGTATCAGGCGGATTTATTTCAACTATTGCGGGAACAGCTACAGCTATCAACATCCGCGCATCTGGACGGGAAATATCGTAATGAAAAAGCCAATGATGATTATTGAAGGCTTTGCTGGTCTGCGTGAGAGCGAACCATTCATCACCACCGCTGAGAACAAGAAGAACACGAAAATTGTGATCGACGATTGGATGCTTGGCCCTGAGAACCCCAGCAATGAGAAGGGCGCTAATGCTGAATACTGGATTGCCTTGGGTGTAGCTATGCAAGTCGATGAAGCTGAGGCTCGTCGGCGCAGATGTTCTAACTGCGAGTATTACGACAACAGCACCATGACCCAAGCCAAGATGGAAAAGATTCCATTTAACGAATGGGACGTTGATGCTGGCTTCCGTGGCTATTGCCATAAGTTCGAGTTCATCTGTCATGATTTACGTGCTTGTCAAGCACAAGAAGAACGAGAGTTTGAATTTGAAGATTGATTGTGATATGGTTTTGCCACAGAGCCTTAAAGAGCAGCCTGTGGCTCATTTCGTAAAGGTGATGCTGTGACTGCAATATGCCGCACAAAAGACATTGATACAGTTGAAAGCGTTCTTATTGAGCCTTTCACAAAGGCTTTCAATGAAGCTGATGTTCAGCGTCTAGAGTCGGCACTTCTTGACCTACCACAAGCTGACTGCCCTATTACACATCGCTTTGCTCCAAGCATTTACATTCGTGAAGTTCGTATGCCAGCGGATTCATATATAGTAGGCCATCATCACAAGACTGCTCACTTCAACAATATGCTATCTGGTCGCCTGACTATCTTAAACGATGATGGCACAAAGACGGAGCTAGTTGCTCCACAGTCGTTCATTGCACCTCCTGGACGTAAGATAGCTTACATCCATGAGGATGTGATTTGGCAGAATATCTTTGCTACCGACGAACGTGACGTTGATACGCTTGATGAGATGTTCCTAGACAAAAGTGAATCTTGGCAGGAATCAAAGAAGTTCAACCAGATGCTGTTGAGCTTTGACCACTCTGAGGATATTGCTGACTTTTACGCAGCGATTGAGGAGTTTGGCTTTGACGCTGAGACAGTGCGGGAAATATCTGAATTACAATATGACCAGATTCCGTTTCCGCATGGCGAGTATAAAGTTGCGCTGGGTGATAGCCAGATCGAAGGCAAAGGATTGTTTGCATCTGGTAACATTCCACAGTTTGAGGTAATTGCACCAGCATTGATGGGCGGACTACGCACACCAGCAGGGCGTTATACCAACCATTCAAAGAATCCGAATGCAATGATGTTCCGTATGGAAAATGGTGATATATATGTTGTTGCAATGCGCGACATCTCAGGATGCAAGGGCGGCAGCAACGGCGAAGAAATTACAGTAGATTATCGTCAGGCTTTGATAGTGACGATAGGGGGATATTGATATGAGTGCAGTAGCAGCGGCAGTTATTGGAAGCGCAGTCATTGGCGGCGCTGTTTCCATGAGCGCAGCAAGTAAGGCTGGTAAGGCGCAAGTGCAAGCGGCTGATGCTGCTGCGGCTGAACAGCGTGCGGCGCGTGAAGAAATGCGGACGCTACTTAACCCTTATGTGTCCGCTGGTACGCCAGCCCTACAAGCTCAGATGGCGGCACTAGGGCTGTCAGGTGCAGAAGCACAGCAAGCATTTGTCACGCAGCAAGAGCAAAGCCCATTCTTTCAGTCATTGGCTCAACAGGGTGAAGAAGCAATCCTGCAAAACGCATCGGCAACTGGTGGACTTCGTGGCGGGAATGTTCAGGGTGCATTGGCTCAATTTCGTCCAGCGTTGCTAAATCAATTCCTTGAGCAGCAATACAGTCGCTTGGGTGATTTGACTAAGGTCGGTCAAGCATCGGCGGCTGGTGTTGGGGCAAATAGCATGACTGCTGCAAGTAATATTGGCAACGCATATACCAATGCAGGGCAAGCAAGAGCAGGATCAATATTAGGTCAAGCCGGTGCTTTCAATCAATCTCTGAATACACTCACTGGCTTTGGCGTTAGTAAAGAAGGCCAAGCAGCATTTGGGAAGCTTTTCTAATGGCACAACCATACGACTATACCTTACCAAATCCTATGATTGCTTTTGAGCAAGCCTATAAATTTGGAAATTCAATCGCAGCAAGCAAAGCGGAAGATTTAAACAATGAAAAAGCAAAAATAGCATTGCAGTCTGTTGCGACTGATAGGTCACCAGAAAACATTGCTAGGGTTTTTCGTGACTTTCCCGCATTAAGAGAACAGATTACAGCAAGCGAATCCGTATTAAATGAAGCCCAGAAAGCTGCTGACAACGAATTTCGGTCACAAGTAATAGGTCTAACGAAAAGCGGAAACATAGATTTGGCACGAGCGCGTCTGCAATCACAAGCAGATGGCTATGCTAATACTGTTGGTAAAGAAAAAGAAGCTAAGGCAGCAAATGCAATGCTTCAAGTATTTGATAAAAATCCTGATGCCGTTAGTATGACGCTTGGCATTCAGTTGGCTGGAAGCAATAAAGATTTATATGAAGCATTATTTAAAGGTAGTGAATTAACTTCCTTTCAGAAAAGCCTAGTGGCGGCTGACATTAACCCTAAAAGTCCTCGCGGCATTGCTCTTGCTGAGGCATTTGCAGTTAACCAAGCTGATCCTCTTGTCGAAATTGCCACGCCAAGTGGAGGAAAGTTTGTCGGGCCTCGTTCCGAATATTTTAAGCGTTATGGCGAAAATGCGCCAGCGCCAGCAGCAATTGCTCCAGTAGAGGCAATAGAAATGTTGCTTACTGGCCAAGGGACTGCAGCTGATTTTGATGCTATTTTTGGCAAAGGCAAAGCGGCGGAATACTTAAAATTAAAAGGAGGTCAGACGGGGAAGCCGTCTGGTAACTTTCAAGGGCAGTGACATAAACCCGATTGGTGATCTTGGAAAGATTGGATTCCGTCCTACTAGTGGATTCAGAACACAGAAGCACCAAGATGCATTAAGGGCGCAGGGCTTGACAACAACAAAGACGGGATCGCATCCTATAGGTGATGGATTAGACTTTTTCCCACCAAAAGGAATGTCAATCCAAAGTGCTATTGCTACTGTTAAACAGAAGTATCCAGGTGCTAAGGCTATCCCTAGCAACAAAGGCGCAATTCATATAACCTTCCCAGGCTGGGGTAAGGCCCCTGACGTAAGTCGTTCTCGCGAAAGATATGGTGTTTAATTATGGCTGAAAATCCCTTTGCACGATTTAAGACAGGTGACACTGTGCAGGATACATCTCCTTCGCAAGGCGTTCTTATTCCTAAAGAACCTGAAAAGCCAGAAAAGCCAAGAGAGGCTCCTGCTGGCTATCGGTATAATGCTGCTGGCAATGTGGAGTTTATCCCTGGTGGCCCCGCCGATCCTGCTGTTATTGCGAAAGAGGCGGCAGCTCGTCGTGGCGGAGAAAAGACTTTTCCTGAAGGTGCAGCAAATAAACTTACAGAAGATGTAGGCCAAGTAGAGGCATTAACTCGTGCGTTAGGCGGATTCCAAGACGATTTTGCTGGCAGTTTTCTTACTGGGGCCGAAAGTGCTTTGCAGGGTGCTGGGTTAGATTTTGGCATGGCAACCCCAGGCCAAAGGAATTGGTGGGCTGATTTTAATAGCACTGACAACATTATCCGTAATAAGCTTTTCGGGTCAACGCTTACTGATGGCGAAAAAGCAGCTTATCTAGCCACTACCATTGCGCCTTACACTGACCCGCAAATAATAAAAGAGAACCTTCAAAAACGTCTTGATATTATCAAGAAGGCAACGGAGCGTCGTTACAATCGCTATATTGCCGCTGGCTATAATCCAGCAGAAGTTGAGGCAACTGTTGGTGATGTTGATTTTCGTATTTTGCCACAAGAAGCTCCAGCTGATACTGGTGCGGGAACAGGCGCAGAACCTGGAACTGAAGCAGAGCTAATTGAGTTTGAGACAAACCCAGATTTGGTCGTTGGTAAAGATGGTAAAGTATATAATATTAAAACTGGTGAAGTCGTTCTACTTCCATCTCAAGGTGAACCAACAGGAACAGACATTGGGCAATCATTATATGCTGCTGGTGGCGACATAGCTCAAACTGCTGGTGATGTGCTTGGTATTGTTGGTAATCCAGCCAATGCCGCAGTTAATGCGGTGCTTGGTACAAATCTTTCGACCAATCTTGGTGAAACATTCCGCGAGGCAACTGGCGCACCAAGGGGTGATCCTTTGGCAAGCGCAATTAATCGAGGTATTGCTACTGCAATGACTGGGCTTGGTGGCGCATCCCTGGCTGCAAGAACCTTGCCTCAAGCTGGTAGACAGATTGCAGCCACATTAACGGAATTACCAACACAGCAAATAATCGGCGGTGGTACTGGCGCTGCTGCGTCTGAAGTTGTTCGTCAGCAAGGCGGTGGCCCAGTTGCTCAAACTGTAGCTGGTCTTGTAGGTGGCACTACCCCTGCGGCTATTGTTCGCCCAAGGCCTACGTCTGTGCCTACAACTGCAACAGCTCCGACAACATCGGCAATGGAAGCATTGATGGCGCAGCCTACTGGCCGTGAAATTGTTGAGGCTGGCAGGCAAGCAAATATTCCAATTATGACGTCAGACCTTCCGTCTCGACAGCCAACTACATTTATTGGAGCAGGAGCACAAAGGGCTGCTGAACGCATTCCTATTGTTGGAACAGGAGGACTTCGTGCTACCCAACAACAGGCGCGTGAGGATGCTGTAAGAGATTTTCTTGTTGAAAATTCTGGTGCAATTCCAAAGGATGCTTCCGAAAGATTAGTTGCGGATGCCGTTCGCAAAAATGCTGATACACTGGATAAATATTCCACTAGCAAAGGAGAGGTTTTCTCTAACGTATCAACGGCTGGCGCTGTTCCACCGACTAACGCTTTGCAAAAAATTGATGAGCAAATTGCAAAACTATCCAGTCGAAGAACGACTGCTGGGGATGAAGCGGTTGCAAAATTGCAGGAGTTACGTCAAAAATTAGTCGATGATCGAGACATTTACCAAATGGAATCGTTCCGCAGCGATGAATTAGGTAATGCCTTTAATGATGCCAATTTGTCCATTGGCGCATCTAACCTTGTGCAAAGGGCTGTTAGAAACGTTTATGGGCCATTAAATGAAGACATTGGTCAATTCATTTTACAGAATGGCGGTAAGCAGGATTATACTAAATGGCGTGTTGCAAATGCACGATTAAGTGCTGGTTTAGAAGAAGCCAAGCGCAAGTCTCTTAAAGCTATTTTGCAGCGCGGTGAAGCAGATCCACAAACTATTGAAGCCATGCTTTTCAGTGGCAAGAAAAGTGATGTCGCTGCTTTTTACAGAGCATTGACGCCAGAAGGACAGTCTTTGGCTCGAATGGCTGTCGTTAATCGCATTGCTGAAAAAATGGGAACAGGCTCTGTTAGCCCTGAAAAATTTGTTTCTCAGGTAGAAAAGCAAGCAAACCAAATTGGAGTGTTTTTCTCTGATGCCCAACAAAAAGACTTAAAGGGATTAGTTCGGGCCTTGAATGCTACTAGTAGAGGTGGCCAAGCTCCAATTATGACGAAAAGCGGTCAGGAAAATTATTTTCCGATAATCGCGGGATTATTTGGCATAGGTTTGGACACCCTTAAAACTGGAGGCGTAGGAACAGGCCTTGCGGCTACCTTTATCGCAGGTGCTCGACTATATGAAAGCAAACCTGTCCGCACTCTTTTTGCTGCACTAGATAAAACTAAAGCTGGAAGCGATCAAGAACGGGTAATTATAGGAAAGATTAACGAGAAGTTTGCGCCAATTGTTGCAACACTTTCTGCCGTGAAATCTGAAGAAGAAACGCCAACTGCTGAAATGCCACAATGACCTTTCACAGCAACATAATTTCGGCTATAAGCTCAAAGACGCAAGGGATTAAGTTCTAATGGCACTTACTCAAGTTACTGGCCCTTACCCAATATTCACTGATCTAGACGGTACGCCTCTGGATGACGGATACCTGTATATCGGTGCAATCAACGATGACCCTGAGCAGAATCCGATTCAGGTGTTCTTTGACGCCAACCTAACCATCCCTGCTACTCAGCCTATCCGCACAAGCAACGGCTATGCCTATCGTAACGGAACGCCAGCACTGTTGTATACTGGTGGCGAGTTCTCCATCACAATCCGCAATAAGCGTAGTGAGTTCGTCCTCTACAGTCCTGTAGGCTATGGCTTCGATCCTGCCGCTGTCTCTGCGTCTGTTGTCAAGAACGACTTCATTGGCGATGGCGTTACAGTTGCCTTTGTGCTTTCGGCATCTCCTAGCACTATCCTTGCTACCAACGTCTTTATCAATGGAGTTTATCAGGAAAAGGATAGCTACAGCCTTTTTGGTAATACCATCACGTTTTCCATTGCTCCGCCACTAAGTTCCAGCATTGAAGTAATGACGAATGAAACTGGAGTTATTAACTCTGGCAACGCAACAGCTATCTCATACACCCTGACAGCCCCTGGAGCCACCGCACAGACCGTTCAGACGAAGCTAGAGCAATATGTATCGGTCAAAGACTTCGGTGCTGTAGGCGATACAGCGCTTCAAGCGGCATTAAACGCAAGCGATTATGTGTTTGTAAACGCTGGTACGTATAACGGCCCTATTGATATTACGCAGTCAAATAAAACGCTTGTGATGGCAGATGGCGTTGTGTTCTTTTTGCCTAATGGAACTGTCGTTGGCGGTAGCGTTACTGGCCCTGCAGTTATTCAAATTAGCGGCGATAACGTAACCATTCAGGGTGATTTCACTGTCAATGGCAATAAAGCAAACAATAATAGTTCGTCATTTCCTGCAACCGTTCTGACAGGTAACTTAAACATTCTTGGTGATAATTGCCAAATTTATGGCACGGCTACTGTGATTAACGCCTATTATCGCGGCGTGACTGTTGGCGATAGCCTTGTGTCTGGCGGCGAAGTGCAGGGCTTTTACGCCAGTAAAATTCACGTCTCAGAAGCTGACTTCTATTCCGTCATGCTGTGGTCGGTGGTTGACTGGAGCATTGAAGAAATTCGTGCCACCACCAGCGCACCTGGCGTTGCACGCGATCAGCGCATTCGCACTGGCACGCAATCGTCGGCAACATCTATCTGCGGACGCGGTTACATTGGTCTTGCGTACACCAATACGAATTGCGGATTTATTGGCGAAGCAAATACCATTGATGTGAGCATTGACACCGTAATGACGGGCGATGGCGGTAAGCTGGAGGATTGCACGAATGTTCGCATTGGCCATTGGAATGCTTATGACTGCTCTCGGGCAGCAGCACGTACCGCGTTCTTTCTAAACAACTGCGAAAACTGCCATGTCGATAGCGTCATCGTCAACAATTTTAACGATGACGGCTCAAATATTCCTGCTATCAATTTTACTGGTGTAGTATCGTGTAGCGTTGGCTCAATCGTTTCAGTAGGAAACAATACCAGCACTCCAAATAGCGAATTGCGTATTCGAGAAGCTGACGGTCTTTATTTAGGTTCTGTAGTATTGCGCGATCCAGTTGGAACGTGTGATGGATTCTTTTACGACCACGGCTATCCTGTTCAGCAGGATATTGTAGTTGAGGATTTAATTTCTCGTGGTCATACAACATGGGACATAACTGTTGAAAACAAAACGCCTATTACACTGCGTAATTTTAACTCAGATGCGTTGAATCAATTTCCAACTAACACCTATTATCCGAATATTACAGATAAAGACTTTCAAGAAATTGCAGCTTGGTCGCCTACATACACAACAACTGCCACTAATTTTACGTCGGTGACGTATGATGGTATTAACGGCGCTCGATATGTAAAGCAGGGGAAGGTAGTTTATGTCTCCGGTACTTTACGTACCGATGCCATTACTGTTGGCGCGGCTAGTGGAATTGTAGCGATTGGTAATTTGCCTTTTCCAGTAAAAAATGACCCTGACGCGTATTCCGCTGTTTCGTTATCTTCGGCCAGCGGCTTTGCGGGGGATGTTCCCCTTAATGGCCGCGCAGTTCCTAGCACATCTTTGATAGAGTTATATTACCGCACTAGCGTGAATGGTAATGATACTGCTCTAGCACCCGCAGATATGGGTACTGGCGCAAATGCCAACACTCTTGTTTTTGGCGGTAGTTATGAAACGGATTGAGGCAATATGATAACGCCAGCCTACTCCTCAACCGCAACAGAACGAGTCTTGCCGCGCATGGCGCTAGACTTTACAACTAGTGTGCTCGATCCGCGTGTGACTGTCACGCGGGCTTTAGACACTGCTACCCGCGTAAACAGCAGCGGATATATTGAAACCGTAAACGCCAACCTTCCGCGATTTGATTACAATCCTACAACGCTTGCACCCAAGGGTTTGCTGATTGAAGAAGCCCGCACCAATTTGATTTTGCAATCTTCCAATGCTTCGCAGTTACCGTGGGCTCCCGCATTCAGCGGTGTTGGTACGCTGGCAGTTGTCACGCCAAACGCAGGTGTTTCACCTGATGGAACGAGTAACGCTGTGCGCGTTCAGCTTAATTGCGTTGATGCTACATCTTCAAGCAACAGGTCTCGCATTCAGCAGATTGTAACTTTGGTAAATGGTACAACATACGCTAAAGGTGTTTGGATTAAGGCGTATGATGCGTCCAATGTAGGCAAAACTGTACGCGTTTTAATTGAGGGTGCATCTGGTACAAGTGTGTATACTTTAACCGATCAATGGGTTCGTGTTACACCAGCAGCAGCAGCCGCTACAGGAGTTGTAGGAACTTTCATGGTTGAAACGCGGGGGACTTTTACCACGCAGACTGCTGACATTTTAATGTGGAACGCTACATTGGAAGCTGGCGCTTTTTTGACCAGCGACATTATTACTAGCGCGGCCAGCGTAACACGCAACGCTGATGTTGTGAGCATGACGGGAACAAACTTCAGCGATTGGTATAATACCAGCGAGGGAACGTTTGTTGTAAACGTAAATCAAAGCCCTGCATCTGGTTTAGCTATTGCGCTGGACGCTGCATCTGATGCGAGCAACCGCATTTCCCTTATCAAAGCTGCTACGTCAGGTTATGCTAACTTCTTTATATTTAATTCTGCTTCTCTTGAAGCAAACATTACCAACGCAAATGTAATTGGAACGGGAAAAATAGTTGGCGCATATAAGGCCAATAACTGTGCGCTCTCAAGTAATGGAGTTTCTCCGATCGTTGATACTTCTGTAGTTTTGCCAACTCCTACGTTTTTGCGTATAGGAGCAAGGCAGGATGGCGGAAGTATTTGGTGTGCGGCAATCAAGCAAGTATTTTATTATCCTCAACGATTGACCACAGCAGAAGTTCAAGCATTTTCTAAGTAAGGATTTAACATGGCTTTGACTAAAGCAACCTATTCAATGATTGCTGGTGCTGCCAGCAACATCCAAGATTTTGGGGCTGTTGGAGATGGAGTAACTGATGATGCTGCAAGCATTCAGTTAGCACTAAACTCTGGCGCAAAAAGTGTGTTCATTCCAGCAGGAACATATCGGGTAAATACAACACTTGAAATTCCAAGTGATGTGGAAGTGTGCGGTGTTGGAAATTCGTCAATCATCTCTTTGGGTGCGAACGCCAGTGTCATTTTGATTGACGGAACATCCGACGTGTATTTACATGATTTCGCAATTGATGGAAATCGCGCCACGTACACCAGCACAAGCAACAATGCTGTGTTCATAGATTGGCGCAGCACAGCTGGAACCAATGTCAGGTTGGAAAACCTTTACATCCACGATATCGGTGGTGTTGGTATTATTGGACTTGCTGCTGTTGGAACGCCATCATCAGGTGTTCAAATTGAAAAATGTCGTGTTGAAAACACTGGCGCTCACGGCATCATCACACAAGACTACATTTCGGATGTGTCAATTTGCAACAACACCGTGAAAGCAAGTGGTCTTGGATTCGCAGATCGCCCTGGAATCACTGCAAGTCGTTACGGTAAGAACGTCATTATCAGTAACAACATTTGCATTGGATCAAGTTCTGCACTTGGCACAAGTGCTCATGGCATTAGCATTGATACTACTGAAAACGCTACTTGCACAGGTAACATTATTTCTGGGTGGAAAGGTTACGGTATTGAGGTTGGATTTGTAACAAACGGCACATTCCAAGGAAACTCAATCACTGGTTGTACACGAGCATCTATTGCTTTGCCTGGAATTGAATCTGCGTCTTCCAGAAACGTCAACGTTTCTGTTATTGGGAACACTTGCAACAGCGGAAGTAACCAAGGCATTTACGCATTCATGTCTGGCGGCACAGGAACATTTTTTCATGAGAATATTGTTGTCTCTGGAAATTGTGTCAATGGAAGCACAACGCAGTCAGGCATCGAAATAAACTTTGTTAACCGACTACTGGTTGCCAACAACTCAGTGAATAACTGTTTCTTATCTGGTTTGTATGTTGATAACTGCAAAGAAATTAACATAACCGGAAATAATCTTATTTATAACAACGCAACAGCTATTAAAAATGTTTCTTCGCTTACTTTGGTTGGTACAACTGCAACTGTTACGTCAACCGCGCATGGCTATTCAAACGGTGACATTATAACTATCTGGGGCGCTACACCAGTAAACTATAACGGCAGCGCGGCTATTTCAAACGTCACTGCGAATACGTTTGACTATACCACAGTATCTGGACTTACGTCGCCAGCGGCTGGGGAAATTCAATGTACAAAAAGCAATTCTTTTTCGCATGGCGGCGCTCGTGTTTTGTGGTCTGTATTGACGACCAAAGAAACTTGCATTTTCGGCATTAATCTAATCGACAAAAACGCATGGCGAAATGTGTTCGATGTGACCATCAATGGACTTTATGGTTATATTAACGACTGGCTTATTTTACGTGAGGTTCGCGGTGTGCCTCCCGTTAATCTTCTGACTAGCGGAGCAATAGCCAACGAACGTGATCGCATGGCGCTTTTTATGATAAACAACAAATGGGTTGCTGCATATAACAACGCAGGAACCTCAAATTATGCAGTTCTTGAGCTTGATGGTTCCGACACCGCTTGGTCTAACAGCGCCACTGCACCCTAAGGAATAAAGGACAAAGACCATGTTAAAAGCAGCACCAAACCAAACATGGCTGACCGCAAAGAATAAAGGATTAAGAAATGGCTGACCAAAAGATTTCCCAGTTAACAGCAGTTACTACTCCGCTTGCGCTGACCGAAGAACTTCCTGCCGTTCAAAGCGCCACGACTAAGAAGGTCACGGTGCAACAGATGCTGACAGGCGTAATCGTAACTGATGCTACAACCTCACGCACTTTGTCTGCAACGGATAACGGCAAGATCATCTACTGCACATCAGGTTCTGCTGTGACGATCACTTGTGCTGCCAGCTTGGGTGCAGGGTTTAACGTCACCATCATTCAGGGCGGCGCTGGCAAGGTCACTGTCGCGGCTGGTGGACAAACGCTTGTATCTTACTCATCACTGTTCAGCACAATGGGCCAGTACGCTGTCATCTCGCTTATAGCGCCTGTTGCTAATACATTCATCGCTGCGGGTAATCTCGGCGTTTAATTTACAAATACGGGTGAGATTAAATGGCTACCATTGACGAAACACAAGCACAACTTAACACCCATGAACAAGTCTGTGCGTTTCGATACGAAAGTATCTGTGCGCGGATGAAGCGTATTGAGAGCATTGGTATCACTGCTTGTGGCGCAATCATTATGCTGCTGATAGGCATATTAGTAAGCGTCTTGCAAAAGGGTGCTGTGTGAGCATTGTTCTAGGTCAACGTAGCCTTTCACGGCTTGAGGGTGTCCACCCTGATCTAGTGCGCGTTGTAAAGAAGGCTGCTGCAATATCAGATTTAGACTTCACTGTGCTTGAAGGTCTCCGCACTCTGGAACGGCAACGTAAATTGGTTGCAGAGGGCGCATCGAGGACAATGAAGTCTCGGCACCTTACTGGACACGCAGTCGATCTTGCTCCGCTGATTGATGGCAAGGTATCTTGGGACTGGCCTATTTACCATAGACTAGCTAAGATCATAAAGGCTGCTGCGGCAGATGAAAAGGTTCCGCTCACCTGGGGCGGTTCGTGGCGAGCTTTTAAGGATGGCCCACATTGGGAATTACCTTGGGCTTTTTATCCGAAAGGAAAGTAATATGAATAAGGATCAATTATTTGGAATCGTTCGTACACTTGCTGCGGCTGGCTTTGGCTATCTGGCAGGAAAAGGTCTCATCGACGGTGCAACGGCTGAAGCATTGGCTGGTGCAGTAGCAACTATTGGCGTTGCTGTATGGTCTGTTATTAGCAAGCAGCCAGCAGTAGAGTCCGCAGAGTAATGAAGTTCCTGGCGCTCTTACTGGGCATTCTGGACAAGCTGTTGGGTGCTTGGGCAGAGAGCCGTTGGAAGCAGCAGGGGCGTCAGGAAACAATCAAGGAAACGAACGATGCTATTAATGAGCAAATCGCACTTGGCGAAGCTGCTATTATCGTCCCTGATCCTGAGCGCACTGAGCGGCTGCGCGACCGTTTCGACCGTTCCCGTAAATAGCTATTGCGCTATTGCGAAGCCCATTACCTATGACGCAAAGCAAGACACGCCTGAGACAGTAGCGGAAGTCGAGTTGCACAATGGCGTATTTATTTGCTTATGCGAGGCTGATTGTCCGAAAGGCAAGTAAATGGCTTTCCCATTAAAAATAGATGAAGCGTTGTTTCAATATGCAACGCCCCGCCAGCGCGAGGTGCTTG